CAATGCAGTCCATTCGTTGTCGCTTGTTGAAGCGACATTCATTAAGTTGTCTACAAAGATTGCTTGTGGTGCAGAGCCGTGCAGTTCTATCCAAGCTTCTATTTCTTCTTCGATATCTTGTAACGAAGGCGACGGATCAAAGTTGAATCGAACATGCCCTGCACCATCAGCGAGTGCATCTTCCAAAAGGACTGATGCATCTGAGTCCATCATCTTCTCGACCTGTGCGACTTCTTTCTCCATAAGGATTGCCCCTGCACGAGTGGCTATTGTTCGGGAGTCAGAGTCAGCTGAGAAATAGAGTGACGGAATCTTAGATTGGATTGCGTACCACAGTGCAAGTAGTGTCTTACCACCACCAGGTTGTGCTGCTATCAAGTGCAATTGCGCTTGACGAAACACAACTTGTGACCCAGTAAGTTGAGGCAGAATCTCTGGGAGCATATGTCCAGCAGGAGATTCAACCCCCACTACTTGCAACAGTGAACGCATTGTTACTTAGCCCAGATAGTTTCTGCTTCGGTTGCACCTGGGGCAAAAGGCTTCGGTCCCTTGGCTGGATCAAACCAACCAACGTAAGCCTTACCAGCCTTGGAAGTACCCTTCTTCTTTGCGTACTTGCCACGACCGTCTGGTAATGCTGGCGCATCTGGATGTCCATATGTCCATTCATTACCGTAGCGATCCATAATTACTTCAATTGCTTGAGGTGTTGTTGTACCTGTTGCAACTGGAGTTGGATTGAGACCAGCATCTTGTAGCATCTGAACTACTGTTGCTGGTGCTGCTGCGAATGCACCACCTGTACCACCGCCTGAGCGATTGTTAAGTGATTGCTGTAGTGCAACAGCTTCGGCGATAGCCTCAACTGCTGCTGTTAGGTTGGCTTTGAATTCACTTACGCTGTTGCCACGCACAGTGAATAGGTCAGTTGAGTTCAACTTACCTGTATACGAGAACATAGATTCAGTCATCTAGTTCATCTCCTTTTCCTTTTCCCTGGATTTGTAATGGGAAATCTTTTCCTCCCATTGCAGGACATTGTGCAGTAAAACTACACATCCTGCAAGAGTCACCAACTGATGGAGGGAACCAGCCCTCCCATACGGCAGCGTTCATCGCGCCAAATACATAATCAAAATAATCCATTGTCAGATGTGACAAGTCAATCAGTTCATCGAGCTCGCCTTTGCGAGTCATGAAGAAGGCTCCCCACTTAGGGCGGATGCCATAGATACGTTCTATACCAGAGGCGTAGAGACCAGCCTGTATCGCGCCGAAAGGCGTCCTAGAACCTGTCTTGTAGTCAACGATAACAAGGTCTTCCCCTACCTTATAGATCGCATCAACAACCATTCGTACTGGTGTACCCCCGAAGTGTACATCAGCAGCCCATTCGATTCCAGGACGCCCGTCAGGCATGGTAGCAATTTGCCAACCAGATTGTTTGTACCAGTTATAGTACGCCTCAACCTGCTTGAGTCCATCGCTTTGCCAGAATGGAAGATCTTCCCCATCGGGACGCAAGGTGGTCTTACGTCCCGCCGTCTTCCATTCTGTGGATGGAATGCCAGTCTTTTGTTCTGTCTCCAGAACGGCGTCATTAAATACTTCCGCCCACTTAGTTGTCAAATCGATAGTCATCGGGGTTCCAATCTGGGTGATCTACTGGGGTAGGTGCTGTCATTGGTGAGCCACAGTTGGCACAAAAGGAATCCAAGAACCACATGACTAGCTCGTAGTCTTGGAACACTGCTCGTATAACTTGGATGTTACCTCCGCAATTGATGCACTCATTGCTAGGTACACCGCGTTGGTTAATCCCTTGTGGGTTGCTGTCGGTAGAGCTCATGGTTTAACCACTCCAACATTGAATGGACGGCGGAACCAGCAGCAAGATATACTGCTGGCTTTTCTGGAACCATGGCTACCTTGCTCAAGTAATACTTCTGAGGACAGGATTGCCACGTGGACAACTGACTAAAGGATCTATGCGGAGGAAGTTCATTCATACCAGTAGAATACCAGTCGTGACCAAGATTACTTGGTAACGACACGCCTTTCTTTTTTACCAATAGGTGATAGGGTTGAGGGGTGGTGGGCGGGATGGGCTGCTCAGGCAGCCCAATGAAAAGAATAGGAAATCATGACATATCCAAACTGGTTTGAAACAACAGATGCACAAAGAAACTTTGAAAAACATTTATTACATCTGGCTGATAAGCCAGACCTACGGTTACTCCAGATAGGTGCATTCACTGGCGATGCAAGTGTGTGGCTATGTGAAAATATATTAAGCGACAAGTCATCGATCCTTATAGACGTTGATACATGGGCTGGTTCGGATGAACCAGTTCATCACAACATGGAGTGGGATGATGTGCTTAAAGTTTATGAAGATAAGATTGCTAAATACAATAGAGTCGTTCGACTTAAGATGACTAGCGACCAATACTTTGCTGGCAAAATCGAAGCAGAGTTTGATTTTATTTATATTGATGGAGACCACACAGCTTTTGCTGTACTTCGTGATGGCATGAATGCTTATGAGAAATGCAAGGTGGATGGCATCATTGCCTTTGATGACTACACATGGAGTCTAGGCAAGGGTGATTTCTATGATCCGCGCTATGCGATAGATGCACTGTGTCATTTACTTATTGGCAAGGTTGAAAAGATAGAAGACAACTCCCAACTCTGGTTAAGAAAGATTATATAAATAAAAAAAGAGGGGGACAATTAAGTCCCCCTCCTCTTCTATCTCCTACCATTCTGGTGGAGCAACTGCGAGCGCATCCAGCGTGGCTATATTGATGCACCCGACTGCTGGTATGTCATGGCGACGCTGCAACCCTTTTAACATTTCCTGTAGGGGAGCATCTAGCCGATCATCACCAGCAACATTAAGAGCTACACGAACTTGTGTAACCAATGGCGATCTTTCTTCTGGTTGTACTAACGGTAAATATTTTTCAATCAAGAGACGACTGTCTCTGTGTCGATTGTTTGTAACTGGATGGTAACAATCCCGCCGAACCCAGATGCAAAAGTGGGTGGGGCAGTCTGCTCAAATTGGATAGCGCGGATGACACAGATTCGTTCTTCACCTGATGTGAAGTCTTGGTAGAGGACTGCTCCACCATTCTGCTCAATAGATTCAAGATATTGAATTCGTTCCCATGGGTTTGAGACTCGTGTGTTTCCATTTGGATCTCTCTCTTCTTCATAGCAAAGCAAAGGAACTGTGATTGTACGTGAACGCAATGGTGCAGGTAGCGCACGTATCTGCCACTCTGTTAAGAGTGGTCCACTTGTTGCATCCGCTGTATCACGTGCAAAGTTAAAGGTAACTTGGAATACGTCAGCTGGATATACATAACTAGCAAGAGTTGATTCAACGTTAGGACCAAATGGAATTGTTCCAGTAGTAAGCAACTGATCGTTGTCATCATCCAAGTTAAACCCAAGGGTTCCAGCAGAATCTGGATCAGATTTAATACTCAGTGATACTGGTTGTTTCTTTTCTCCAGTACCCCAACGAATAAGACCAGACTTAAGATAACCAGATGATGCAAGTTCTGTAGCATGCTCAACCCATACACCAGATGCTGATGTCATAAACTTTAATCCACTTGTCCCAACAAACGCTACGCCGTTTGGCACGTTGCTATCTGTTACAAGGTCGGCAGCATAGGCATAACCATTGTCAATTGTTTGACCAAGGTTAAGACGCCACAGTCCAGCAGAACCTGATACCAAGTTAGATCGTGTGCAATACACATAAGTTTCATCTAATGCGATGTCATATACATCGCCTTCAACATTAAGCGGTCCATAGGTAAATGACTGACCATCAGTACCAATAGTTCCAATACGCAATCCTTTTGTTGTAGCAAGGATTACATATTCATTTAGATAGGTACGTAACTGATGCAGTGTTTCACCTCGTGGAAGCTCTGCAATAATAGTTGGGTCTGTCAATGGTGTTAATGGTGCGGTTGGATTAATTGTATACATCTGTACTCTAGATACAGCACCTTGTGTGTATCCAACTACAACGGCAGAAGGAAGTTCTGCAATTGAATTAATAACTGTACTAGTTACAGCAGTATCCCAAATTTCATTTGATGCTTGAAGGTTTGGAGTAGGTGTTGTATATGCACGACTGGCTTCATAAATACCAACCTCAACAGTTCCTTCTAATGCAGCAACAATAATACGTTCTTTAACATATGCAATTGCCTGCGGTGTCCATGTGGCTGCTGCATATGTTGGAAGATCCCAAAGCTTGCGTACTACACCAGCGGTTGTTACATCATAGATACCGTTGCTTGCAGCAACGATTGCATATGTTCCATCTGTAGTTAACTTGTATGGTGTAGCTCCACCAGTTAAAGTGATAGACGTAATTGTTCCTGTTGATTCATTATAAAACTTAAGTGTGCTACTTTGAATAAAGAATGTTCCACCATTAACGGTGGTTGGTTGATATGCAGTCGCAGAGTTACTAACGTTTACGGTTGCAGGTAAGAGCTTTAATTCACCAAGAGTCCAGCAATCAATATTGTTAGACTCATAGAAACGATAGAGATCACTTGTGTCTGCGTCGTAGTATTGCTCACCCGCACCGTGATGCCATGATGTAGCAGAACGCAACCACCAGTTAGTTAGTGACTGTTCACCAGTCAACTGCCCTTGGTCAATACGTTCCTTCTGATATGTCGTAGTGATACGACTAATGCGGTTGTTATCAGATGCAGCCGATAGCCATGGTGTATTACCAATAGCATAGCTTGCAGCAAAGTCTTCTCTGCCGTAGCGAACCAACGCTGTAGGTACGTTGGTGCTAATAGCAATAGGCAGATCGCCTTTAAGATACTTGTTGGTCGTTGCCACGCTTTATCTCCTACTTCTTAGATGGACAGTGCTGACAGCATTTAGATGTATCTTCTGCTGGGTATGCTTTCTTTACTGGCAGTGCAACAATCGCTGCCTTAACCTGATTAATAATCTTTGGTTGATTCATCCACCAAAACTCTGTTTCCCTGCTTCGAATATTTTTTAGACCAGATCTTGCCATTGAAGATAAGATACGAAACACGCTTATCCTCCTTAAGCTTTTCAAATATTTCTGCACAATCAATCCCATTGTCTGGGTCATGTGTTAAATCAACCGCAAGACCAGTGTTGTGGTCAGAGGTTGGACTCTGCTTCAAATGAGCAGCAGAAGGTAGGAGACCATCGCTTGCTTTCTTGCGCTTGGGTTTTAATGCCGTCGCTTGACGGAGCACAGCAAGAGCAGCAGGTGTGGCTTTCTTGGCTACAGTTGTCATTCATTGTTCTTTCCTGCAAGCAGTTCATACAATCCGTCAACACGTCGCTCTAATCTGTCGAGTGCATCACGCATTGAGCTGCCTGAATTTGGTTTCAATTCTGTGAGGTAGTGCTTTACTAACCAACGAACTGAGCCAGCAAAGCTGGCGA